CGGCGTCGATGAAGGCCACCCGGGAGAATTCCTTGTGCAGAAGCGTGTAGATGCCGAACTTCAGCCAGTGGGCGGAAGGAACGCTGCCTTCCTTCAACACGACCAATTCGGCGTCGCACTTGTCCGCATAGGCCGTGAAATAAGGTTCTACGCGCTGCCAGATTTCTTCGTACTTCTTCCCGGAGACGATCGTTACAATCGCTTTCTTGCTACTCATAATTCAGCGCGTCCCTCGTTGCTTTGGCCCGGTTTTTAATAGCCTTGCCGATGTCCTCGATTTTCTTTTTCTTCTTTTTGTCCTTTTCCTCTTTCGCGGCCTTCTTCGCCCCGAACAATGTCCAGCCCATGATGACCCTCCTATGCGACTCGCACGTTATTTTTGCCGGGCTTGGGCTCGACGCGCCGGAAAGCCGCGTTGCCCTTGCCCTGATTCGTTCTTTGGATAAACGCCTTGGCGAGCTGGTTCTTGCCGTCCTTCGTCATGTCGCGGATGTTCTGCCGCGCCTGCCGGCGCATCTGCGCGCGCATTTGCTCGGAGGCGTAGGCCAGCTTGCGCAGGCGAATGTCCATGCTGTCGCCTTGCGCCAGGTCGCCGCCCTTGACGTGTTCCAGGTCCCGCCTGTCCGGCTGCCGGAACCCGCCGTCGTCGCGCTTCACCAGGGCAATGTTGACGGGCTCGCCGTGCCCGCGATCGTAGGTGATGACGAAGTTATTCCCGTTGAATTTCACGTCGAGCCTTTTATCAATGAGCTTCAACTCCTTGATAAATGACCGATCAGGCTTTACGTCGCTCATTGCCTTTCCTTTCCAGCGGCCAGCCGTAGCCGTACATCTTGCCGTCTTGCGTTTTCATGATGTTCGAATAGCCATGCACATTGACCGCGCAACCGCGGCCGAGAGCCACACCGCACCAAAAATCAGCGCCCGGCTTCTGATAGGCGTATTCGGAGCCGGTAAGCAGAAGGACCCCGTAAAGGTCGATGATCTTGAAATCCTCATAGATCGCCAGCGCGAGGGCGTAATCGACGGTACTGGAAAAATACCTTGTGCCGAAATGCGCGATGATTTTCTCAATTGGATACGTTTGCAGATCGACATACGGTATTCCCTTTTCCTTCGCCTTTGCTCTTGACGCCGCCGCGTCCCGCGCTTCCTTCTCGCCCCAAAGCGAGTAGTCGTTCATGTCGATGACCCGCGAGACGTCGCGCCGCAAATTAAGCTGGGTGAGCCCCCACGTCTCGATGTCCGTAGGGGCGTCACGCCAGCCCGAGGCTTTCCCGATAATTGCAAGACGTTTCATTATGTCGTCACGTCAAGGACCGGGTAGACCGTGGCGATGTTGCTCGCCGTCAAATGGTTTCTTGCCGCCCGCGCCGCATTGATGTCGATGACGTCGGCGAAGGCCGAGGCGCCCGTCGCCGCGCCGCGGGAAATGATGTTATTATTCACGACATAGAAAGTGTCGGAATCGTCATCGATGGTCATCTGCCCGGCCACGATGAGATTGTCCTTGATGAAGGAATCATCGCCTTCGCGGGAGGCGTGGACGTTGATGGCCTCGCCCGTGGCATGGATATTGACAATCTGATTGCCGATGATCTCCATGCCGTGACCCCCACCGGTGCCGATGTCGATGCAGGCCGTCGACCAGCCGGCATTCCAGGAGCCCAGGAAGCGGCAGCCGTACATTCCGAAGAAAGCCGACGCCGTGATCAAAAGACCGACTGCGGTAGTAGGACCGCCGAGGAAATCGCAGCTGATCAGCTTGATGCCGCTTTGCTCCGTGGGAATGGTCAAAGTGGTGCCGCCGGCGTCGTCGTCCAAAAATTCCAGATTGAAGAGCCGGCAGCCGGAATACTTCGTGGTGCCGATGACGTGGTTGCCCTTCAGACGGGCGCCGCGATGGAAGCCGTCGCACTGGCCCAGGCCGACGATATCCGTCTTTTGCGCAAGCGCCGTCAGGTCTTCCGTCAGGGCGTCGCCGTAGACGTAGATGGTATTGCGCCTCGCCCAGCGCGAGCGCTGTCCGATGTCGTGATGGCTGCGCGCGCAGGCATATTCCAAGCTCTTAAAGGCGTGATCAAGGTCCTTGCCGCTGCCCGCGTCCCGGCCCGAATTGCCTTCCACCCAAAAAATCGATCCGCCGATGGCGCCGCGCGCCTCGACGCCCATCCCGAGATTGTCGATGTACTGACGCAGGGACGGATCCAAATTCCGAAGATGTATCATGGAAATTCTCCTTTCATAGTTAACCCCGGGCGAGCCGGAGCCCGCCCGGATACTCGTTAATTGGTTAGTACAGTGTCGGCTCTTCCAGGTCTTCCAGGGAAACGAGGCAGTTCCTCTGCTCTACCCCCAAATTGGTGTAGACCCTGAGGAACGCGTCCCATTCGTCGTAGCCCGCGCGCTGGTGCAGCTGGCTCCCGTCCAGGTTGCCCCAGCCGAGAGGCGTCAACTCGTATTTCTGGATGACGCCGTTGGGCTCGAAATAAATGCGGTTCGGCCGGAATTGCGGATCGATGACGATTTGCAGCGACCCGTCGCCACCGGAGAAGGTGAGGGTTTCATAGCCCCCCTTCAGGACCGTCGGCGCAAAGCGCACATCCGGCAGGAGCAGGTTGGCGTACTTGCGCCGCTGCCCGAGGCCCATGCGGATGGTGTCGATCTTGTGGCCGCTCCTGATGCGCGCCAGATCGACGGCGTTGAGCATGAGATCGATGGAGAGCTCCCGGTTGACGCCGGAATTCGTGATGCGGTTGGCCGCCCACTTCGGATTGCTGGCAACCGTGATGTTCTCGAAGGAAGCCAGTACCGTCCCATCGTCGTAGATGCCGCCCAGGCCCATCATTTCCGTGGGCGTGTCGGACGAGGCCCACGCGTTGTCGCGCATGCCCGCCTTGATCGCCATGGTCCCGGCCACGATGGTGTGCGCCGTGGTGTTGACGAAGCCCGAAGCGGTCGGGTGAGTGGTGAGGTACGAAGCCGAGGGCGCCTCGAAGATGACGACCTTGGTCGACGGCGTGATGGAAAGGATGCGGGATCCCGCCGCGCAGGTGCCCGTGTTCACGTCGTTCGACGTACCGGCGGAGACATAGAAGTCTACCAACTGGCCTTCCTGAAAGTACATGATGCCCATGTCGTCATCGAACGTGCCCGCCCAGGTGGCGTTGCCCGTGTAGGACGCGCCGGCGGAGAGCCGCCCCAGCTGGCCCCAGCCGTCCCAATGACACTGACGATTGAGATCGACCACCAACGCCTGATAGATGTCGTCTATTTCGTCGGCGAGGCTGTCCACAAAAGCCGCCTGGTTGCCCTTCGCGGTTTCGATGGCCGGCCCGGTGATGCGCAGCGAACCGTAGTTGTACTTGGGCGTAATCTTGCCCTGGTCCTTCTTCCCGGTGAACGGATCGGGAAGGGCTCCGGACTCTACCCGCGCGCCTACGCTCTGCGAGCGCGCGTAGCGGATGCCGAAAATATACCCGTTGCCGGCGGGCTTGCGCTCCGACTTGGGGAATTGGTTGTAAGTGATCTTTTCGTCGTTAAACTGATTTCTCAAACCGTCGCCGTAGACGTTTTTCAAGGTCTCGACCAGGTTTGTCAGGTCTGCGTAATTGCTCATGATGGCCCTCCGAATAATTTAGAAAGACCCTCCGCCAGCGCTCTTTTGCGCCCGGCAGGGGTTTTGAGTTCGTCCTTCGCTTTTTCGGCGTCGACAGGAGCCGAATCGGCGGAAGCGCCGCCCGTTTTAGGCAGCTTCGCCTTGCCGTCGATATAGTCCTGAATGGCCGCCGATCTTATGGTCTCAATGAATCCCGTGATCTTCTTGAGCATGTCCGCGCCGTGCTTGCGGACCGCCTTCTTGTCGGTGATGTCGATTTCGTTGAAGGGATTGTTGACGCCGCTTAAAAGAAGGGCGATTTCCGCCTGCGCCGCAGGCAACGCCGCTTCCTTCACGATGCCCTTTATCTCGCGGTCGAAGCCATCGAGGGCCTTTTGCGCGTCTTCCTGGTCCCTCTTCGCCGCTTCACGGTCACGCAACGCCTTATCCTTGGCCTTGTTTTCGGCCTCCAGGCGTTTGATCGTGTCTTCGGGATCTTCACCTTGCCGGCGCCGTTGCTCTTCCTGTGCCGCCCAATAAGCTTCGTATTGATCGAGCTTCTCTTTCGCTGCGATCAACTCGTCAAGCTTGCTGGTATCGGCGAGCTTCCCTTTCACGACTTTGCCGGAATCGACCAATTCAAGAAGATCATCGATGTTTTCCAGGTCGTTGGCCTTCAAGATGTCCTGAAGGCGCTTTTCCGCCTGGCGCGCTGATTTCCATTTCGGATGCTCGTTGAAAGGCAACGGCTTCCCGTCCTCTCCGAGCTCCACGTCAGTCGTCACGGTAGGCGAATCCGGTTTTGCGCCTTTGTCAGTTGGGGAGTCTGACGTTTGCCCCGGTCCGGGTTCGGCCCCCGGTATTGCCGTTTTGGGATCGATCGAACTTGCGTCCATAAATTTTTCTCCTTTTCGTTTTTCCCTTGCGCGAGAGGGTGAGCCTCACGAGTAAGGGAGAGGATGCGGGGCAAACAAAAAGAGCGGCAGTAGATGAGTAGGCACCTACTTGCCGCCCTTAGTATTTCTTGCGTCCCTGAAGAATTGGCCGATCCTTCAGGAAACCCCGGTTAAATTATTCAAAGACCGATATTATTTTCCGCCCGTATTGGCGTAAATCGCCCGCAGTTGCTTCTTTGCCTGCCGCAGCGTCAACGGCTTCTTCGAAAAGCCGTTAGGATGATTTGGGCTTACTACCTTCGCCCCACCCTTTGTCCGCTTGATTGCGTAAGGCATCTTTCTTTTGCTCCCCCTGCATCCGCGCGATGATGATATCCGCGTCGATTTTGTCCTGCTTCGTCTGTTCCTTGATGCGCGTGTCTTCCATCTTCTGCTTGATCTTCATGACGTCCGTCGATGTGGGCAGGCCCGTCATGCCCTCTTTGCCTGCCGCTATGTTGACATACTGTTCGAGGACTTGCGCCCGTTCGCTTTCCGTCAACAAGCCGGGTTCAAGCAATTTATCGATTTGCAGGTATTCGCGAATATCTGGCTTTTCCGCCTGGATGCGCTGCATGTGCAGCTTCGTGTGTTCGGTGATGATCGTCTGAATCTTGCCGTCGAGTTCCCGGAATTCCGGCGAGATGACATATTTGCGGTGGACGGCGTAGTGCGTGCGGTGATCGTCAAAGTCGAAGAGAGGATCATCGACCAGGGGCATTTCTTCGCCCGTCTCCGGGTTTACGTCGACCAGCATGACCTTGATTTCTTCCATGCTGCGCGCCGTCGACATCTCGACGTTTTCCAGTTCCGCCCGCTCCGCGTCGTTGTTGATTTCGTCGCTGAAGCTGCCCAGGCCCACGCGCTTCATGATTTCCTGCCGGATCGTCGGCGATACCTTGCCATCTTCGAAGAAGCCCGATTGCAGCATGGCCTCCAGCAAAGAGGTCTGTCCGGCCTTCGTCTGCAGCAAGGAGCTGTCCGGTTCCAGGCGGATGTCGGTGTTGCCGTGCAGGTCCGACCCCTTGAACTTCCTGACCTTCGGCTTGCTGTTGCGCCCCAGCGTCTTGACGATCCGCTCTTCCGTGTAGACTTCCTGCGCGATGAGAAGGCGCTTTTTGTGTACCCGCGTCAGCGACCGGTTGAAGCGCTCGTTGTCTGGATAACGCCCCCGTTCGGCGGTTTCGCGGAGGCCTTCCGTCAGCACCCCCGAAGCATTGGCGGAAGGCTGTTCCCCGCGCAGGACGTTTTTCGGATCGCCGGCGGCGTCCTGGATTTGCTCTTTCTGCAGCATGCGCTCTCTCAGGACTTGCTCCGGCAACGGCGTCCCTTCGTGTATTTCCGGCTTTTGCCCCATGATCGGATTGTACGAAATAGCCAGGAGGCCGTGGATGCCCAGGCCGATCCGCTTCAGGCCCACCTCGCCCGGCGTCAGCAGCCGCGGCCGGCCGACGCCCTTCCTGTTGATGGCGTAGGCCTGGTCGATTTCGTTGATGATGTTCTGCGGACTGATCAAATCGCTGACGCCGGCATCGCTCCAAAAGCGGCCGGGTACGTAGTTCCAATGAAAATCCGTGAGGGAGTAGAACCACTCCGTCCTGGTGCCTTTGATGGGCAAGCGGTCTTCCGTGTGGATGACCTTGCCGCCGCACGAAACGGCATAAAAGCCGTCCCGCTTCTGAGGCGTCGGCTTGAATTCCACTTCCCGGAACAACACCAGATCATCGTCTTCGTTGTCCAGCTGGGAGACGACCATCGGCCGCCCCTTCCACGGACTCACGTTGGCAACCAATTTCGCAATGTAGCGCTGATAGTCCATGCGCGCCTTGTTCTCGCCCTTGTGCGTGATCTTGACTTGGTAGGTGTCTTCGACCCATTCCTTGTCTTTCAAGCTCTGGATGCCCACCCAGCGCTTTTCCTGCAGGCTGTCTCCCATCGTGTCGAGGCGGACGTTGAAGGGCAGGATGCACTTGGCCGCCACTTCGCCCGTCTTCAAATCGCTGTCCGGCAGCCACGCGCCTTGCGCCGTGTCGGGATAGGTCCGCATGAAGACGGTCCCGGCGATGGCGATGAAGATGCAGAGCTTTTCCAGCTCATCGAAGAAAACGCCGTCCTGCCCGTGGTTCATGCTGATTAAAAGGGATTCACCGGCTTCGGCGCCCTGTTCGTCTTCCTTTTCCTGCGTGTTGGGCCAGACGCGGGGCACGGTTTTTTGATTCATGAGGGAGGCCTTCACCGAACGGACGTATTCCCGGATCTCATTGGAAACCGGCGTCGGCACGAACGGCGAAACCATCCGCCGGCGGAACTGCCCCGTCGAGGGCAAATATTCGAGGTATTGCTCACCCATGTAGTAGAGCAGATTTCGCTCGATAATCTGTTCCTGCATGATGCGCGCGAGGTCCGTCAGGTCATCGAAATAGCCGTCGATGGCGTGCTGCAGATGATCGTCGTCCTTGAAGATTTCCTTCTTCATTTGGCCTTCGCCTCAAGTTCTCTAAGACGCGCTTCGATTCTTTCCGTTTGAGCCTTCTGTTCGGCAATTGCCCGTTCAACCGCTTCTTCCATAATGCGCTGCTTTTCTTCGTCCGTCATGTTGACGGTGAAAAGATGCGACCAGATCATAACGGGACCCCCATCCCTTGCTGCGCTTCGTAAATCTCTTCCGCCGTCATCGGCCGGCGCTCTTTCGCCTCGTCCTTGACCACCTGCGCGTTGACATAGGTTTCGTAGTTGCGCGCCATAATGCGATCGAGCAGGTCCTTCTCCCGCGCGTCCGTCCGCTCCGCCGTCTTCACCATCTCGTAGCGCTGATGGAAAATGATCAGGATGAGGACCAAAAACACCACAATAATCATCGCGTTACCAATCATTAAAAACCCCCATCATTTCGGCTTCAAAAGCTCTTTGCGCATCTTCCTTGATCTGCTTCAGTTCAAGGCGCGCCACTTCGTTCATATCCTTCGGCGGCCGTCTCACCGGCGCCTGAATCGCGTAGGATTTGACGGGACGGTGCATCATGATATGGCAGGCTTCGTCGTAGCAATTCGAAGACCAATACGGCGTGCCGTTTCTTCGGACATAAAGCGTTTCATTTGGCACGGAAACACAATGGACGCTCCCGTTGTAAGAAACCTTTTGCCACTTATGCTTAACAAGCATGGAGTGGTCATGCTTTAAAACATGGATTCTATAATACGGAACCTTGGACTTTATTTTTCTCTCAAGGATATATTCATGTTTTTGTTCATATTTTTTTATATTTCCGACCATGCCGAGCTTAAAAAGCAGTTCTTGAAAGTCGCCCGCTAGTCGTTCGCTGGTTGTGTTATAAACCGGCATTCCGTTACTGACACTTCCATCTCCCTGCATCATGCCGTCATAGATAAATCGAAGGTTCTCTTTCGGAAGCAGTAACATCCAGCGGGGAATGTGTTTGTTTCTCGAATCCTCGCCGCAAGAAAGACCAATCATGTACTGATAGAATTGCTTGCTTTGGATTGAATAGCGTTTGATCCCCGGGGCCGTTTCGACAATATGATACCGATACCCAAGAGCCGAAATAATTTCTTCCACATCCGCTTTTTGGTCGACATGAACGGAATAATGCGTGCCTGAACCCTTCCCGACGCATCCTTCGGCAAGCCAGAATCCGTAATATTTAAGAAAAGCGTTCAGCGGAATGGCTTCGACCTGATTAGAATTGCCGTTTTCTTCCATCGTCATGCGAATAACCGCATCTGGCGATTCGCCTTGCCATCGACCAATCCGTGGGAGATAGCAATCGTCTTTTATTTCATCCACCCGCTTGTGAGCCCACGAATTCCAATGCTTACGACGATAATGCTTGCTCACGATAGGTAATCTGTGCCCATTCGTGACCATGATATTCACACGGCCTTCATAAGCATATAAATCGCCGATAAAATGCCGGTTGATATATCTTTGGGGTTCCTGATATTCCACTAAACCCCCTGCGTCGAGCGTCGCCACCTTTTCGCCTTTTTCCAAATCCTTGAAATATTTCCAGCCATTTTCGGACAAAATCTCCGTCTCGCTGTCAAAGCAATGGTCTTCGCCGTCCGTGTCGATGTCTTCGATGTTGTTCTCATCCTGCACCAGCGCGGGAATAGTCCTGATGAATTGCTCGCACGTGCTGTAAATCTGGACCATGGGCGCCGCATAGGGAATCTGAATGTCTTTTTGCCGCGCCAGGGAGAAAAGCTGTTCGTGGTTCACCGCGTTCATTTCCGCGTCAAGCCAGTAATGGCCGAAAACTTCGTCTTCGTACGGCGTGAGCCCCAGCTTGACGGCGTACGGGTCCAGATAGTCGATCGGAATCGCGAGATGATCGTGGAATTGCCGCAATTTCAGCGAGCGGGAAGGGTCGCCCGGCCGCAATATGAGCCCTTCGGCCAGAAATTCGCTCGCCGTCGACGGCATTTGTCCGCCGCCCTTGTAATCGGGCTTCTTGTTGAAGCACGTCGGGTCGCAAATCCGCGTGATTTGCGGGTTTACCACCTTCGCGTAAGCCCTGACCTCGGAAGGTTCGTCAAAGCCGCCGAATTCGCTTTGTTCGATGACCGTCGTGAGCCCCATGCCTGCTTCACGCTGAATGATGCCCTTCGCAATAACCGGATCGGGCAGGCGCAAGCCCATGTTCGGCGCGCCCGTGAAGCCGTACCACTCCGCAAAGCGGTATTTCCGGCCTTCCGGATCGACCCACCACCAGCCGACGGAAAATGGAGCGCCGAAACCCCAATCGAAGGTCATGAAAAGAGGCGCCCCTTCGGGATAAAGCCGCACTTTCCCGTCGAGATGACGGAAATAAAGCGGCTCGATGACGTGAAAGTCCCGCTTCCATTCCTGGAAGGCCTGCCCCTTGAACAAATCCCAAGAACCGTCGCGGAAGGCGGCCCGCAGGTGAGGCGGCAACGTCTGCAGTTGCGCCCAATAGGCTGAATCCAGGTGCGGATTGTCTTCGGCCTTCGAGGGAACGTAGGCGAAGCACTTCGTATAATCGATGGGATGCTTGAACTCGGGCGGAAAAAGGTGATCCATCCACAAAGCCTTGCAAAAGGCATGACCCGGCCCGCCGGGATTCGTGGCGCCGATGAAAACACACGCCATATCGGGAACTCCGGCCCAACGAATTCGCATTCGCAGATCCGTGAAGGTCTGAAGATCGTTTTTCGTCAACTCATCGACCAGAATCGCCGCAAACTCCGCCGATTGGTACTTGGAAGGATCGTCCAGGTTCCTCAAACAGACGACGCCGGACCCGTAATCCGGGTTCAGCACGAAACAGCGCCCATATTCCTTGTGATCCACATACATTTTGCCCAGCCAGGCGGGAAACTCCCGCGCCATCTTCGAAATTTGACGGTCTTTCAGGCTCGGATAGTCCTCGCAGGCGAGCATTACCTGCACGTAGCGCACGCCATACTTGTAAAAATAGCGCATCAGCAGCCGCACGGCGCACCAGCGCAGAAAATAGCTCTTCCCGCCCCCCAGCGCGCCCCCGTAAAGCAGAAATTTGATCAAACCGCTGTCCAGATGATCCAAGGCCGAAAGCTGCCGCTCCGTGAATTTCGCAATATCAAGGTCAAAATTCAGCTCTTCGCGTACTTCTTCACGCTCTTTCAGCTGCTTAATGAACTTCTTGCCCACTAAAGCCCCCGCCTACTTACGCCGATAACCAATAAAAAAAGGAAAAATGCCATGAAAAACACCATCATAACTGCAGCCTTTTTGCTCCTATCAACGCCCGCCTTCGCCGCTACTGCCTACTTCACCGGCGCAATGGAGCCCGTTACTACAATCACCTATCAACACGCCTGGCGCTGCGAATACACTTGCCGCGGCTACACGTTCTATAAGGTCTTTCGCAACCTCTGCCCGATGCAGATCGAAGTCGAATAGCTTCATCGTGCACCCTCAGACCGGCTCTAGGTTTTCCTCAAAATATTTCTTCGCAACAAGCCACAGATCGGCATGGTTTTTAGGATTCCGCGCAATCATGTCGCCCTCTTTTGGCGAACCGTTTTGCACGTCGACATCCGAAATACTGACATGAGATACATCCTCGCCCGGCAAGTACGGCCTCATTTCGCTCAAGCCTTTTCGCTTGTACTGCTTCCATTCACTCATCGGACCCCCCTCAACAACGGCGACGCCAGCTCGTTCATCTTCGCGTGAAATATCGCATTCCAACGACCCTTTTCCTCATCCGTAAGCGCGTGCGGCTCACTCGAATTCCGGAAAAAACTATTCGCATATCTCGCCGCAAACGGAATCAGCTTGTTACGCGCTTCAACATACTGAGACTGCTTCACCACTTTCACTTTAGCCATCGCTAAAACCCTTTCAACG